TCCTAAGCACCAATATACGATCTAACCTTTTTAATATCTACTTCTGGAAGAGAAGAAATCATTTCAGAAATAGCAGATACATCACCGCCATTGAGAGCAGTAATACCTTGGTCTTTGAGAAATTTAATTGCGTTAGCAAGATCACTAGCTTTAACATCGTCCCTGTTCAGCTGGTCGATCAACTTAGTTGCAACCAAGCGGTGCAAACCATATAGATCGCTGTCTGAAGCAAGACCTTCTGTACTATTTAGTGACTTTTTTGGCGAAGCTGCCATAGAGCACTCGGAAAAGTTTCAACAACAACTGTACGATGCTGTTTTCCTTCAGCTTTGACATCCCAATAATTTCAGAGATAACAAAAGCCAAAGACCAGAAAGTTGCAAGTACTGCAGGATCAGAAAAGTTCATAAAAGTAGAGGTAGCGCTACGGCTTAATAATAACTGCCCAACCACTAGTTGGTCCTTCTATAAGCCAACGTTTGTTCCAGTTCTTTTTGTTATACGACACTTCTTTACCTTTTGTGTGATTTACATAGCCACCGTTAAGAAGATCAGCCTCCCCATTGGGGTCGTGAAATATCCAACTATTTGTCGTATACCCAATAGCCACAGAATAGTGCCCACCCCCTCCAGGAGCCCCTACAGGACCCTTGTGAAGCCATCCGCACACTACAGGTCGTCCAGCATCAATCTCAGCCTCTAGAAGGGCTTCTGAGGCTCTCTGAGTAAACGTAGCGTTTAACCCAAGGAATTTAAGGGCCTTAAGCTGCGCATTTACGTCTGTTGAGTCGCCATAGACGCTTCTGATTTGGTTATAAACATTATCGTTTTTACACTTGCCATAGAACCGTGCAACCATTGCACAGGAACTTGAAAAGCACTCACGATATCCGGTAGGTCCGTTGTCAAGTTGATATTCGTAAGGAACCTTAAGTAAGTGCCCCTTAGCAATAGTATTTTTAGGTCCTGACCGCCACAGATCAGAAAACTTTGCCATGGTTCCTGGAGGAATTTGATCCTGCAAAAAGTCCAAAGCAAAGTTTTGATGCTCTTGATTGTTGTAGTACTTAGCTACGTCACGAAGAGAAATGTCGGCCATTAAAAAGAATGCGATCTAACTTTTCATCAATGTGTTGGATCTTCTTATCCAGTCGATCCATCATTGGCATTAACTCGTCCTTTCTAACAAACTCTTTGTGAAGTGTCATCTCAACAGTATCAAGACGTTGATCTAGTTCGCTGTGCCTGCGGTGAGTCCAAGCAAAAGTACCGCCACCAATAGTGGCAAAACCAAAAAATAAGGATAAAAGAAAGGATGGGTCCATGATTAAACGCCGCGCAAACTAGACGGAAGTCCCTTTTTAATGCGGTTTATATTGCGATAAAGATTTTGCGTAGCAGGACCCATAGAAGGAGATATAGGCATTGTTTGTGCTCTTACATATTCAGCAGAAGTTCCTGGCCGATCTGGAGCATCAATATCAGGAGTCATATCAAAACTAATACCAGCTACTTTAGTAACTTTTCCTGGCTTTTTAGCGTAACCGTTTGCTTCGCGCATAACTATTTACCTTTAGGAACACAATTAGGGACAGTTTTGGTACCTTTCTTTTTGGTACCAACCATTTCGTAGCCTTTCCAGCAGGGTCCTTTAACCATGATTAAGCTCCTTTAAGTTTTGTGTTGTACTGGCGACCACGCCAACTAAATTCTTTGGCACCTTGCTTACGAGCAGTACCAAAGGCACTGTCAAAAGATCCTTTATCTTGCTTACCTTGATATTCCTTTTTGTTCCTGCTGTACTCTTTATCCAGTTGAGCTTTAGTCATCTGCTGAGCTGCAGCAGGACGGGGATTAGCTACGTCAACAGTGGCTGCTTGAAGCAACGTAGCAGCCCTACCAAGAAATTGAGTTGCGTTGCCAACAGCTTGCTCCATAGGAGAGCGGCGCATAGGAGCGTTTTTAGCTAGATCAGTAGGCACGTAACGAGTTAGCTCAGGATGCCTTGTAGTGTCTCCTGTGGCCCTTACAGTGTGTGTCATATAACCACCACGACGCTCTCTAGGCGGCGGCAAGGGGCTGCTGTTATTGCGGTTGGGGTTCCGTGGCCCCTCCATAGTCAAACCACCTTGTTGGCCAACACGGGCGTTAGTAGTGCTTTGAGGGCGACTACCAGAAGGACCCTGCAACACACGACCAGTAACGCGCTCATCACCACGAGCCCTAGCAGCCTCTACAGCCCTACGGTCAGCAGTGTTCTGTAGTCGCGTTTGAGGACGCCTCCCACCTGATTGAGCCATAACTATTTGGTCTTATAACCTTTACTCATTTTGCCACCTTTTTTACTATTACCTTTAACAATTGGTTGCCCAGCAGCTTTAGCGTGTTCTACCATTTTCTTAGCAATCTCAGGTTTCTGAGAAAACATATAACGTTGCTGTTTAGCAGATTCAAAAGGCACGATAATGACCTTCAAACAATTCTTTACTAAGTGTATCGAATCCTTAATTATTTGGCTTGAAACAACTTGGCGTGAAGCTAAAACAGAAGCAAATTTAAATCAAGAAATTCGTAAATACCATGAAGCAGCTGAAGAGTTAGACCCCCAGCTGCAACCAGAAATTACTGAAAACGGCGTTTTTGGCGAAGACGGTTGGTATATAGAAATACGTAACCCTGTTATCGACCCTGACCTCGATAAGCTTTCTGACCGCTTTTAGGTTTGCTATTTTTACTAGAACCTTGAGTCGTTTGCTTAGGTTTTGGAGGCAGTTTAATTGCCTTTCCGCTAGCTGTTTTACGGTTAGCCATTAAAGCCCGAAGAGAGTTTTAAGTTCATCCACAGTCAACCCAGCGGCCTCAAGCTTCTGCTCGGTCGTCAGCGGAGCCGGGGGCGCAACAACAGGTGAAGGCTCGGGGGTGTTGCCAGCTGCAACCCAATCCAGAAACGCGACGTAGTCGGTGTTGGCGGGGTCGGGTGGGATGAAGGCGTTGTCCGCAAGGCGGAGGATGGTGTTGCCGGTAGTTAGTCGGTAAGTCATGAGGGTTACAGCTCCGCAGTAAATTTCAAATTTGAATAAGTACCCAGAGCAGATGATGTGCCAATAGTATAAGTCCCGGTTCTAAGTATGACGCCAGATGTACCCGTTAGGGGCCCATATTCTGTGTTCATATTTCCGTTGTCGGTATATGTATAGGTGGCAGTGGGTGCCGCTCTCATGTTTACTGGAAAAGAAGAATGGGAGCGAACTTGAACTACGCCAGCGCTACTTGTTAATGCAGCAAGCTCTACCCCCTCGCCTTTTGCAAAATAATACCTCTGACACAGACTTAACTCCTGCCCGTAGCTCCTGCGCTCAAACGGGGTGGCCCTGGTACCAGGTTCCAGCTGTGCCAAAGAGAATGTGCCGCTGCTGAAGCGCACAGTTGTATCGACGCCACCCGTGATTGACACCGTGGTGCCGTTGGTAACAGCAGCGCCAGCAACCGTTGCTGTAGCGGTGCCGGTCCAGCTCAGCGTATAGGTGCCGGTGATCAGGTTGACACCTTCGATGACCTGCTCGACACCACCAGCTGGGGCCGTAACGGTCCTGACGTTGGCGGAATCAGTCCAAGTGATGGCCTGACCAGAGGTCACGACGCGCCATCGATCCAGCGTGTACTGGTTGGCTCCAGACGTCGCTGTGCCGGAGACGTAGCCCCGTTGGTTGATGGTTGGGTTGCCGTTGATCAAGGCGTTGCGGTGCCCACCGATGGGCCCACTGTTGATTGAAGCGACGTTAAGTGTGCTCATGGGGTTACCTCCAGGCCAAGTAGGGTCTTGAGTTCAGCCACGGTCAACCCGGACGCTGCCAACTTTTCGGCGGGTGTTAGTTCAACAGGGGACTCAGGTTCTGGAGCTGGAAGTGGGGTGTTGCCAATAGCTAGCCATGCTGTGTAGGTCGCATAGTCGGTGTTAGCCGGGTCCTGGGGGATGAAGGCGTTGTCCGTGAGGCGGAGGATGCAGTCAGAGGTGGTGAGTTGGTAGGTCATGGGTTACAGCTCTGCGGAGGCAGTCCAGGCAGTAATATTTGTTTCCAAATATGCGTTTTGATCGCCAAAATAGGAAAAATAATTAATATCAATACCATTTCCAGTATTTGCCAACCCTTGG